TCTGATGTGATGCAGTGTAGACCACCATCCCAGAAGTAACGGTGTCTAAAGTTTACAATGTGTGGTGTGATATTATATCTCTCAAAAGCATCGAACACCTGTTTATTATATCCATTACATATAACGTTGTGCTCATCTATCACTAACATATTGACATCAAATACTGTCTCCTCTACGTAAGTTACCCAATCATTCAACCATGTTTCTACGTAATCTATAAGTTCATCATTATCTTCTTCATCAGGTATCCACCACTTACCTTTGTTTTTCTTTTTCATTTTCAGAAAAGATGCTACCTTAGACCAACTTTGTTTTTCTAAGTAAACTACCTCCCAATCAGGAAATGTTTCCTTATAATTCTGAGCATCTCTTAGTGCTATTATAAGACCAGGAACTACAGGACAGAAAGAACCATCACTATGACCATCCACTGTTACAGGATGGATATTATAATCAGGAAATTGTTTTACCCATTTCTGTTTGAAAGAATTTTTATTGAATTCATTTACAATGTTCATAGAAGCAAAGAATAAATCCTTTCCGATTCTTGTTGTTGATGCTGAGTTTACATAGGTATCATATACAATAGGAACATTATTATCTTGTAGGAATTTTTGTATGCTAGAGAAAGCATAGAATTTTTTATTGTTTGGGAACTTGAAGTTAGATCCAATGGTCAGTGTTTGTGCAGCAATTATTTTTTCAATGATACCCTTGAAGTCTATGAAAAATTTTAGTTTACCTATACCTTTCTTGTTACCATTAGGAAGTCTTATAACAAGGTTAGTTTTATTACCAAACACACCTGAGTTCATGTATTGATTTTGTTTTGTCCCCCTCGACATTCTAGATTTCAATCTCTTAAAAGATTCTTCAGGTGATAGTTTATTATCTGATTCTAAACAATCTTCAATCTCTTTTGATATAGTATAGGTTGTACTATTACCTTGTGAATGATAAATGTCCTCAAATATTTGAACTATAATATCATTCACATCAAAGTTATCACCATAATTATATCCAGGCATATAAAATGTGTTACCTATCATTGCTGTAAAGTCTCTAGGACACATAGGTGGAGGCACATTTAGAATACCATTGTTTACATATACTTCTGGGTCTTCTGATATATCAGTTCTTAGAACCTTTACATTAAACTCTTCTAGTTTACTAATAAGTTTTTGATAGTCCTCTTCAGTTTCTATTGCTATCCTTTCTAGTACGTTTCTTACTTTTGGATTTTGTATTCTACTATAAAATTCTGGAGGATAACTTCTACCTACGGCACACACCTTCAAGGGATCCCAGTGCTGGTGAACAGTATACATAATTATATAATAATGCTCAATATATATATGACCGTACATCAACCTTGGGATCCTCTGAAAGCATGTATAGTGGGTAGAAGTTATCCTCCAGAATTTTATGATGACATATCTAATCCTGCTGTACGTGAACCAATGCAGAGGGTGGCACGAGAAACCGAAGAAGACTATCAAAAACTCATTGGTAAATTAGAAGAGTTTAATGTAGAGGTAATTCGCTTAGATATATCTGATGATAAAAGTAAATATTGTGATGATAAAGGCATAGTAAATATGCCACCACCAATGTGCCCTAGGGATTTTAGTGCATCTGTGGGAGATAAGTTTTATATGCCTGGTCCTGATTGGGGTGAGAATTTTGATGTCAATCAGTTGTATTGGAACATGATGAACGGTGATGAAAATGCACCGTGGAGAAATAAGACTGATGTATTGAGAGAGGAGACACTGGCAAAATATTTTGAAGACTTATTATTGCCAGGTAGACCAATCTCCATGAAAGAATCTTATGATTCTTTTAGAAAAAGAGATGATATGCGTAATTATTTTTTACACTTTATGCAGGGTATTGATAGAGAGGAGGTGGAGAAAATTATAATGGCAGCAGAGATGAATACTATTGGATCGGTGACTAAGTTTCCAAGTAACAAACAGTTTTATCCATGGCAATCTACACAAAAATGGTTAGATAAAAATAATGTAGAGGTAGTTTATGATCAGTACATAAACACTGCTGCTTTATGGAGGATAGGAAAAGATTTATACTTCAATTATGTGAACATAATGAACGTATGGAACAAGGAATCATTCATGAAAAAATGGAGAAGGATGTTCCCTGACTATAGAGTTCATGGTATTAGTATTGCTGGACATGGTGATGGTGCTATGTGTCCTGTATGTCCTGGTCTTATTATTTCTATCAACCCTGCTAAATTTTACAAAGAAACATTTCCTGATTGGGAGGTAGTGCATTTGAGAGGTGAAAGTTGGACTAAGGTTCAACCATTTTTAAAAATGAAGTCAAAGAACCAAGGTAAGTGGTGGATACCTGGCGAAGAAAACAATCAAGATCTAGTTGATTACATTGACACATGGTTAGGTGATTGGGTAACTTACGTAGAGGAATCTGTTTTTGATGTGAACATGCTATCCATAGATGAGCATAATATTATATGTAATGGTTATAACAAACAAGTTTTTGATGCCTTTGAGAGGTATAATATTACACCTCATGTGATAAACTTTAGACATCGTTATTTTTGGGATGGTGGATTGCATTGTATAACGAGTGATTTAGATAGAGAGGGAACACTTGTAGATTATTTTCCTGATAGATCATGACTTCATTGACTATCCTAAACAGATCTCTACCAGCGACGGATCAGAAGAAGAGACTAGTAACTTTTGGATGTAGTTGGACTTTTGGTATAGGTGTTGGATATGAAGAAGGCATGTCTCTTGATGATTATAAAGACCTGAGAAAGTCCGTAGAGATAGGAGGCAAGTATTCTTTCAGGGGATTACTTGCAAAAGAATTTGATCTTCATAATATAAATTTTTCAAGAGGTGGTAGTAGTAATCAAAGACAGTTTAGGGAGGCAGATGAGTTTGAATTTAAGAAAGATGATATTGTATTGTGGGGTATAACATCTACTGCTAGAAATGAGATATGGCATCGTAGAAAAAATGTATACAAAGGTTATTTTTATAATCATGCTGCTACTTGTAATGAAAATGAGGATGATCCTAGTAAACCTATAAATGGTGACCTATGTAAGATTATAAAAGCAACTGTCAAGAATTTTTATAGTCATGAGGAGGAGGTTAGAAGACTATACCACAAGATAAAACATTGGAATGATTATTTTAAAATGAAAGGTGTAAGAGTTTTGTGGTATGACACACTCAATCATCATGAGTATGAATCTAATCCAGAGAATATGTTATATGGTGATGGAAAGTATAGAGATATGCTGTCTAGATTAGCAAAAAATAATGGATTCAATAATCTAACTGATAGGTATCATTTTAGTTGGTCTAAAGGATTTAATGATTGTGGAAGAATAAATTACTTGGTAAATAAAAAAATAGTGAACCCATATTCAGGACACCCAACAAAGGAAGGACATATTCAAATGGCAGATATGATTAGACCTTTTGTGACATCATGTTTAAGATAATAACAACATCAAATTTGACACCAATTAGGCATAAATTATTGTGAAGTATAGGTCTTGACAACCACATTTCTCCCATATATAATATTAGAACTTAGGAGGTCAGGATGCAACCAGACTTCTATATTATGATCAAGTAACAGTTCTAACACGGAGGATGTGATGTCTCACAATCTTATATCGCACAATCAACTGGCTTATTGGCAACTCAACGAGCAGGAACTCAACACATCAGATAAACTGACAGAATATGTTGAGTGTATCTGCGACTTAGAAAACGAACCAAATGGTATGCGAACGTGTAGATCAATTTTATCGAGGTAATTCAATTAAAAAACTTTCATAAAAAGACTCCGTAAGGGGTCTTTTTTATTTCTAAATACTAGGTACTCCGCTAAAATATGTTGAAAGATAAAAAAGCAGCAAAGAAACTTATAAAGAGAGCAAAAAAAAACCCTGATTTATACACGACAGATGACGTAAAGTATGCTAAAATGTTGAGGAAATATATTAAAATAAATGAAACCAAGGCAAAAGAAGAGTAGAACTTATTATTATTTTTGGGGGATTGCAACTGCATCTGTGGTTTTAGGTCAAATTTATGTCGGCACAGGTTATCGTCTTATGTCAGAGTCATTTCACAGAGTCCTAGATACTATTGTAATTGAACTTACAGAACCAGAAGTCTACCCTTACTAAAATGAGAGCAGTAGTATACTCCAAAGACAATTGTCAGTGGTGTGATAGAGTCAAACAACTTTTCAATGCTACGGACATATCAATAACAGAATATAAATTCGGTGAACATTTTGATAAAAAAGCATTCTATGAAGAATTTGGTGAGGGTGCAACCTTTCCGCAAGTACAAATTGACGCAAAACACATAGGTGGATGCAAGGAAACACTACAATACCTCCAGAGAAAAAAGTTGATTTAGGTGATCTAAATAAAGGTGCCGAACTTTTGATGAGGAACCCTAAAACTGGAGAGCAACTCAAGTACAAACAATGGAGATCTAAAATGCAACAAGCAATCATCGCACTATCAATTTCAGTGGGTATTCTCACACTAGGTTTAGGTCTTGTGATAGGTTATCTTGTTCGAGCATATATACAAGACACAACTATACAATATTCCCATCCAGAAATGTTTGATGCTAATGGGAATCCATTACCCGATGAACTTCTTGCTATAAGATTCGAGGGTGATATAAAAGAAAATGATGATGATTAATTATGGCTAAATTACCAAAAGATCCCTTGGTATCTGAAATTTTTAAAGCAGTACATGGGAAGAAAACAGTTGCACAAAAAGTTGAACTGTTATCAAAATACAAACGTGACGATGTAAAAGCAATTCTTATTTGGAATTTTGACAAAGGGATTGACAGTGCAGTGCCTGAGGGTGATGTTCCTTACAAACGTAATGATGCTCCTGCTGGAGTGGGGCACACTAGATTAGTGCACGAGTGGAGAACTTTATATAATTACGTTAGAGGAGGAAATGATAAACTCTCTAACATGAGAAGAGAAACTTTATTTCTTCAACTCCTAGAGGGACTCCATGCTGATGAGGCAGAAGTAATATGTCTTGCAAAAGATGGTGACCTTCAAAGTAAGTATAAAATAACACGTAGTGTGGTAGAGCAAGCGTTTGGTGACGAAATAAAATGGAGAGACAGATAACTTGACTATATAATATGAATGTGTTATAATCAACACATACGTTCATCCTGTAAAGGACGCAAGTAAGCCGACTCGGAACGGATCGTTCATCCCAATGGGACGCACAAGTTGACTGAAGGAACGGGTATTCACCCTACTACTTTGGAGAAAACCAATGGCAAAAGTCACTTATCGTGGTGTCGAGTA